AACAGCACGGCTCGTCCGGTCATTGGTACGAGTGGGTTTGCCGTTACTAATGATATGTTTTTTGGCTACATCGACGACCTTCGTATTTCCAAGGGCGTAGCCCGCTACCCCTACAACTTCACGCCCCCAACGGCAGAGTTCCCCAACATTGGCGGCACGGTCACGCTGACTGCCGATCCGTACTTCGACTACACCACGCTGCTTCTGCCGGGTAACGGGACAAACGGAGCGCAGAACAACACGTTCCTTGATAGCAGCACCAACAACTTCACGATCACCCGCAACGGCAACACGACGCAGGGTACGTTCTCGCCCTTCTCGCAGACGGGGTGGGGGAACTATTTTGATGGGAGCGGGGATTACTTGACTGCGCCGGATAATACGGCGTTTGATTTTGGTAGCGGCGACTTTACTATTGAAATGTGGGTGTATCCAACAGCAGTTGGGCAATCAAGTCTGACGTTGTTATACGCTAAACCAAACGGTAGCGGTTATAGCGGAATTGCTATCGGCCAAAGTGTTGGCGGCTATGGAGTGTTAATTTATTGTTCTTCTGACGGAACGACATGGGGGTTAGTAACCGGCGCATCTGCTGGCACAATGACAGCTAATGCGTGGAATCATGTTGCGGTAAGTCGCTCAGGCTCTAATCTTCGCGCATTTGTTAATGGTGTTCTCGGCAGCACAAGCAATGTATCGACAACTGCATTGGTAACAACTACTACCGCAGTTTCACTTGGAAGCAGTGCTGGAACTGCCAACACATTTTTGACTGGATATATGTCCAATGTTCGCGTTGTCAAAGGCACCGCTGTCTATACGGCCAACTTCACGCCTCCAACTGCTCCGCTCACAGCCATCACCAACACCTCGTTGCTGACCTGTCAGAGCAACCGCTTCATTGACAACAGCACCAACGCCTTTGCCATCACGCGCAACGGTGATGTGTCTGTCCAAGCCTTCAGCCCGTTCAACCCCACGGCAGCGTGGAGTGCGGCGACGTATGGCGGGAGTGGGTATTTTGATGGGAGCGGGGATTATCTGACGCTTTCCGGCAACCCGACGCTGACCACAAACTTTACGATTGAGTTTTGGTTTTATATGCCCTCTTGGGGCGACCGCGTGTTCTTGTCGCAGGGCGGCGGCGCAGGAAGTTTCAGCACTTCTAACGGCGTTGCTTTCCAAATCTATTCCACTTCCACGGTGTTCTATGTTCAATGGGCAAACGGTGCTGGCAGTTTTGACACCCTTTCTACTGCAACATCTGGGATTGCAACAAATGCTTGGCATCACGTTGCGATAGGCAATAACGGAACTACAACTCGGTTATGGATTGATGGTGTATCGGCAGATTCAGACACCGGCACGCCAACATGGGGCGTTCCAACAACTCGCTCCACTTACATTGGTTACATTAGTTACGCATCGTCTTACGCTGGTTTTGGATATATGGCTGGTGTTCGGATGGTTACGTCCGATGTGTATGGAGCGAACAACTCAACCATTACAGTCCCGACTGCACCTCCAACTGCCATCACCAACACCCAACTGCTCGCCAACTTCACCAACGCAGGCATCTACGACGCTACGTCCAAGAACGACCTTGAGACGGTGGGCAACGCGCAGATCAGCACAGCGCAGAGCAAGTTCGGCGGGTCGTCGATGTATTTCGATGGGACGGGGGATTACCTTTTATCAAACCCCGCAACAAGTAATCTTTATGGATTTGGTACTGGCGACTTCACAATCGAATTCTGGATTTATTGCAATACAACTGGATCAACACAGATTGTTTACGATGGAAGACCAGCAGGAATAAATGGAGATTATGCGACTATATACAGAGACTCCACAAATGTGTTTGTCTTTCTAAATAACAACATATATCGAATAACTGGAACAACTAGTATTGCGGCAAATACTTGGTATCACGTTGCTGTTTCTCGTTATGCTGGAAATACAAGATTATTTGTAAATGGAGTTCAAGACGGGTCTACGTATTCTGATTCAACAAACTATTTGGCAGTTGCAAATAGACCTGTAATTGGCGTTGGCGGTGGATTGGCTGCATTTTTCTTCAACGGCTACATCGACGACCTCCGCATCACCAAAGGCATCGCCCGTTACACCAGCAACTTCACCCCGCCGACTACGGCGTTCCTGACTCTGTAAGGTGACTTATGGCTCTGTATAGTTTCAAAGGCCACTACCCCGTCGAGCAGATCGACAACAACAAGGGTTGGTACGAGGTTCCCGCCAAGCCGGAAGCACCAGAGGGTAAGCAGGTTGCGTGGGTAAACGCCGAGTGGGTCGTGCGTGACCCAAAGCCCGAGGATCGCCCCGGCTTTCAATGGAACTGGAACCACGGTGAAATGGCATGGGTGGAGTGCGAGTATCCGCAGACGGCGGAGGTCGTGACCCCTGACTTCTCGCTGGTCATTACCGACTCTGACTCCATCTCGACGGTGGTTGGATCGGAGCCGATTACTTTCGTAGCCTCCGGGTCTGATTCAATCAGCCTAGTAATTGACTTTGTGACTTCGGATTCTGTGACTGGCGCTGCTGGGTGATGACGATGGAAATGCAGGTTCTCTTCAATATTGTCGTAGGTATTGCCGGAGTATTCGGCGGCTGGATCTTGAACAACATTTCTCGTTCTATTGAAAAGCTGGATCAAGATGTCAGAAACATGCCGCTGACTTACGTGACGCAGAACCACTACCAGCGCGATATTGACGAGATCAAATCCATGCTGCGACTTATCTTTGACCGACTTGAGAGCAAGCAAGACAAATGAGCGAACCAGTAGACATTGAGCTGTTCAAGGCGCAGGTTCAGGCTGAGTTGAATCGGCTTGAGGCTAAAGCATCGGCTAAGACCGTAGCAGGCAAGGCTATCGGCAAGGACGGCCTCAAGTACATCACGGCTATCGTGGTGATTGGTGTCGTCTCTAGTCTGTTCCTTGATAATGACAAAATCGCCGCTGTGATGGGGCTACTCGGCGCTTCGCTGACTGCGCTCATTTCCATGCTCAACGGCATCGCCGGAACGGTTGAGAAGGAAGAGAAGCCTGAGTTTGCGGTTATCAAAGAGCTGATTGCGAAGCTCGACCGGCTTGACCGCAAGGAGCAGCCGATGCGCGTGGACGTAGAAGGCGACCACGTAACCGTGACCAAAGGCGATGACGTCGTGAGGGCTTCGAAATGATGACAATGGTTAGCACGTTTCTATCGTTCTTGGCCGGTGGCCTGCCCAAGATTCTGCAAATCTTCCAAGATCGGCAGGACAAGAAACACGAACTAGCGTTGGTCGCCGCACAGAAGGAGCGGGAACTAGCCCTCGCTGAACGCGGCTTTATCGCACAAGCACGCGTAGAGGAAATCAAACTAGAGCAAATTCAGACGCAGACTGCTGCCGAGGAACGCCAAGCCCTTTACAGCCACGACGTAGAGATCGGCAAAGGCGCAAGCCAATGGATGATTAACCTGCGTGCCTCGGTGCGCCCGGTGGTGACGTACATTTTTGTGTTAGAGCTAGTCATTATCAACATCGCTGGTATGTGGTACGCGTGGAACCAAGGCGTACCGTTTGCGGTTGCGCTGGAAAACGTATTTTCTGAAGACGAAATGCTCATTCTGAGCAGTATAATTTCGTTTTGGTTTGGAACGCAGGCTTTTGGTAAGAAGTGAAAGTCAGCCCTGCCGCCATTGAAATGATCAAACATCACGAGGGTTTGCGGACTAAGCCTTACCGCTGTCCGGCGCTTTTGTGGACGGTGGGCGTGGGCCATGTCATTGACCCGGCTCATATCGCGGTGAAGTATGAGGAGCGCAAGAATCTACCGATACCCCAAGGCTGGGACCGCGTCCTTACGATGGGAGAGGTGGATACTATTCTTGCTCAAGACCTCGGTCGGTTTGAGCGTGGTGTTCTTCGACTTTGCCCTGCTGCTGTTGGCCGTCAGGGAGTCTTCGATTCTCTGGTCAGTTTTGCCTTCAACGTGGGCCTCGGTAATCTGCAACGTAGTTCGCTGCGGATGAAGACAAACCGGGGTGAGTTTGAAGAAGCCGCAGATGAGTTCCTGAAATGGACCAAGGCGGGTGGTAGAGTACTGCCGGGATTGGTCAAACGCCGCTTGGACGAGCAGAGACTATACTTGTCGTAAGTTGTTATAATCGCGCCCAAATAGTCTTGCCCCGACTGGTAAGACGCGGGACTTAGGAGATTGATATGCCTGCGTCTATGACATTTACCAGTTTGCAGTCGGACATCCGTAACTACCTTGAAAGAGGCGGGGCGACGGACCCTATCGTATTTGAGCAGATCCCCCGGCTGATTACGCTGGCCGAGCGGCGGATTGCCCGTGAACTGAAGATTCAAGGGTTTCAGAACGTAGTCAACACGACGCTGCAAACTGGGGTGGCGGTGTACCCGAAGCCTGACCGGTGGCGCGATACGATCAGTATCAACATTGGCACCGGGAACAATAACAACACCCACACGGCGGTTTTTGCGCGGTCTTACGAGTATATCCGCCAGTACTGGCCAAACGAGACACAGACCAGCCAGCCGCTTTTTTACGCGGATTACAACTACAACTTCTGGATTTTCGGGCCAACCCCGGACGCTGCTTATCCAATGGAAGTGCTGTATTACGAACTGCCGCCGCTGCTGGATGACACGAACCAGACCAACTGGCTCTCGGAATACGCGCCCAATCTGCTGCTGTACGGGTCGCTGGTTGAGGCTACGCCCTTTGTGAAGGACGATCAGCGAGTACAGTTGTGGCAGTCTTACTATGACCGGGCGCTGGCGGCGCTCAACGGCGAGGATCTCCAGAAGATCGTTGACCGGTCTACGAATCGCCGGGAGGCATAACAGTGACCACGTACACACAAGTTTTTGGTGGTAGCAACATTTACCCGAGCGAGGTTTCGTATCGGTATGTTTCGCTGACCGTGAGTCAGGTGTTGGATTGGCCCTTAGAGACTGCGCCGACCAACAACATTGCTGCATCTATCATGGATGTGAACGCCACGACGGCGGGCCTGACGATTGACATGCCGAATGCTACCGAAGCGGCTACTGGCCAGACGGTGCTCTTTAACAACGTC